GCTTGTATTGGGTCTGTGTATGTTCCAATGAATGACATTTTGTTTTCATAGCAACAGCCAGCTCGATAGGTTCCATTTTTTCTTTTGAAGACTCTTCGGTATCCGGTTTTCCCTGGTTTGTGGTTGCCTTTTTGAACGTTTTTGTTGTTTGTGGTGAGATTGAGATTTTTCTTTGTATTGTTCCGGGGATTGCCGTCTATGTGATCAATTGTCAAATTGGAGTTTGGGGATATGCCTTTTATGAAGGCGTGTAAAAAAATGTGCTCTCCGAAGGATGAAGACCTCACATAACCATTCCTATTTACACTCCATCTTCTTTTTTTGCATTTTTCAACATTTTCTGTGTCGATAATGGTAAATGTTCCGTCTTGAAGTTCTATCTCTGTGATGTCTCCCTTTATTGTATAGTTGTTTTTCTTTGGTGTTCTATAGCATCCACAAGCACTTGTGTGTTCTTTTTCTACTCTGCTGAGTCGTGTTACAAAATCATTTCCACATAAGGGGCAAATAAACCAACAGTATCTATTTTTGCTATTTGAGTGTTCGATTGAGTCGCAGATATATTCGACGCCGTTTTTAAATTTGTGTCCTGGTTTGTATCTTTTTGTTTTTTTCACACAAGAAATGGTAGCATTTTGAGAATGGGGTGTCCAGCTTGTTTTTTATTAGCAATATTTATTAGAATCCATACCATTTATCACGGTAGTGTGAAAGGTTCTAATTCTTACACAAGGACTGAAGAGATTGATTCCATTACGCCGTTGCAAAGAAGATGAAGCTTACAGGCGTCTCCTGCGGCAGCCCCACCCGATGTCAATGCCGGGGGATTTAGAGTAATTTCAGTGTCGGAAATTGAAGCGGCGGCGGTTGCTGCTCCTACTGGATGCAAAAGGGGCACTGCTACCCCATTGCAATCGGCAGAGAAGTCAACTCCTACTCCTCCCACCATTGGAACCTCGGCGGCGACAGCCATTGCACCACCGGCGGCGCTATTGGCCCGGATCAATCCGAATGCTGGTGAGAGTGCATTATTGATGGCTGTGGCGATTGTGTCTTCGTCGCTTGCAGACGCACCTTGGTCAATTGTCAGCTTGTCAGCGGTGAAATCAAGGGTGAGCCCGCCTCCGAGTGTATCGACAATTTCAACCGAGTAGTCATTTGCCGTTTCGCCTGGAATCACAGCATCGAGAGTGAGGCCAGCGATAGTCACACTGGCGAAATCGCTTCCATTGAGCAGATTTCTACCTTTGACGGGAATATCAACTGAACCGTCGGCTGTGATTCCCCCTGCTGCTCCAAGGTCGAGCCAGTCGATGATTGGAAAGCTGGTTCGCGCTTCGAGCATTGAAAAGGCGTCTTCAACGTCATTTCTGAGGTCTACTGTTTCAGAGCCATAACTTTTCCCAGGGATGGCTACTGGATTGACTGCGGCTTCTCCACTAAAGCTATTACTTGCCATTTTGTTCCTCCTCGTCGAATAGTATACAGGTAAAAAATATCGGTCTCCCCTGAAAAGGGACCGCTATTCCTTCCATAACTAAGCTTCAATTGACCTGTGATATAACATATATTGCTTTTTGAGAGAAAACTTGGTGGGTGGTACTATACGAAGAGGAAGGAAACTAAGTGCATGGATTATCAATACAAGAAACATCCCAAATATATAGGGAAAAGCCTTACAATTCAGCGAGGTAGGCGAGATAAGCTCGTTGGAGATCACGAGATACTGAAGGGGCGTGAGTGGGAGAAGTTCGTCGCTCAGGGTCTTTTGGTTCCAGTTACGGAAAAGCCCAAAAAAGAGAAAAAGCAACTCCCGCCTCAACCTCCCACGCCGAAGGTCGAGTCCAAGCCAAAGGAAGAGCCCAAACCTGACCCCAAAGAAGAACCCAAAGAAGAACTCAAAGAAGAGTCCAAGAAAGAAGAAGAGTCGGTCTCGAAATCTCCAGCATCCAAGGTCAGTGGGGTTGGTGGTGGGAGATCAAGGTCTATTAAGAAGGTATCGAAGAGATAATACCCTTCCTGTAGACTGAAGGGCAGGAGGGGGGGGTCGATGGCTCGACCATGCACAAGAGAAGAGGCCATAGCATGGCTTCGGAGAAAACTGGGTTGTGGTGTTGTTGCGGTTGAACTATCGCAAGAGCAGGCTGAGGATTCCTTTGATGATGCTGTCAGGTGGTGGGTAGGCCGAAAAGGGGTCAAGAAGCACGCAGCTCAAAATCTCGTCCCTGGGAATCAAGAATACACTATGCCTCTTGATTGCGACATGGTGCTGAATTTGTTCTTTCCAGGGGTTCAGCTCGATATTATTGCAGCGGTCAACCCTTATGCCTTTATTGATGTAGACCAGCTTCCAGTTGCTTACAGCTCCATCACAGGTGTTCCAGGAGGAAGTTTCTATGGGACATTTATGCAAATTTTGCAGCATGCGGAGACTGCTAGGCGCGTGGTCAGTAGCGAGCCCGCTTGGGAATATCGAAAAAACGAAAATATGCTCTGGATTTTTCCCCGTAGCCAGAGAAATGGTGCTGCTGTGGCTCGTTATGTCTCGAATGATTTGACGAGCGAGACAGAGGATGACGAGTTTTGTAAGAAAATCACTGTACGAGACAGGGATATCATCCTGAAATGGGCGTTAGCCGATGCAAAGGAGACCTTGGGTCGTATCAGGGGTAAATATCAGGACTGGCCAACGGCTGGTGGAACAAGGGCGCTTGATGGGGATACCCTTCGGACGGAGGGGTTAGCAGAGAAAGAGAAGCTGGATGACGAGGTGGTTGGCCTTTCTGATCCAGTTCCTTTCTTGACAGGGTAAGGAAATAATGGACGAACGAAAATTGATGGAAGATATTGAAGCAAAGATGACAGAGCATGGCCTTTTAGAGGGTGAAGAAGCTCTTCAAGAAGGGGTCGAGCGACCTGTTTTTGATTCTCTTGGTCGATTGCAAGCAACCATCACCATCTTCAAGAAAGCATTCAATGAAGAGCAGTTCGCAGAGGCAGCGCTTTTGCTCATAAGCATTGTTTCCGAGGCTGGGGAGGTGGCAACTCGTTTCTTGATTGCCATGCGTATGATGGGCATGGACCACGCGAATATCAAATCCCTGGCTGCGTGGGCCAAAAAATTTAAAATTGCGGTTCGATAGAGGTGGCCTGGGTTTCGCTTGATACCCTCTTTGAGAGGTCCCCACGGTCGCAGGCGCGGGGGCGAGGCAAGACCAAAGCTCAACAGGTCCCTGTCACGGTTTCGCATTGTGTTCTTGCAGTGAAGAAAAAAGGCAAGAGCAGCAGGGAAGCGTGGGACATTTGCCGAGCCCAGCTCACAAAGCAGGGGTATTTGAAGGGGCCACATAAGACCAAGGCTCGAATTCCCGACGATGTAAAGCCGACTCAAAAGGGGGTGCGCCGTGGGATGAAGCATGCCACGGAAAAAGGAGCCCCCAAAAAGTTCAACAAATTCAAAGACATAATGCGAGACATTGAAACAGGGACATAAAATGGGAAGAAAAACATTTCACAGCAAAAGTGGAAGGTTTACGAGTTTCAACAGGGCGAATATCGTTACTCAGGATGGAGAGAAGTTCAAAATGGTTCGCACCCTGGAGCCTATTGAACCTCCAGATAATGCTCCCGATGCTGCAACAGCCGAGGCGGTTGTTCAGGTAAAAAAGAAAGTGGCAGATTTTGCGAATCGTATTGCTCCTCACTGGATTGCCCTTGATGAGGTGGTGAAATAATGGCGAAGTTCTGCCCCACGGATTGCATAAGCGGGCGTCAAGCCTTTCCAGGCGACGGCTGCGAAGGCTGTGGGGACGAGCGCCTTATTCATGATGTTATTTCATCGGAGCCGGCTATTTTGTCAGGAGTTAGGCTCAGGTTGTATTCCCTTCGCAGGGCAAAGAACAGACACCCTCTTTACAAAGAACCAAGCAATGAAGGCAAGGAATGGTCATTTCATGGGCCATTTGAAATGTTTGGGGAGCTGGATTTTCCTCAAGCGGCTAATACCCAGAGCGAGGTGACCGAGGTTGGCCAGAGGACAATGGCTGAGGCTGTTATGAAAATTCCCCGAAGTGAGGTTGAGCGGGCTGAAGCTCCTTATCCGAAAAAGGGGGATGTTCTAGAATTCTGGTGGGAGGGTCCGTTTGCTGACAAGGGTGGCTATTCCCAATGGGATGTAGTGGGAGCCGACCGTGATGGCAATGTGATGTCGACGCCTCAATTTGTTGGATTCCATGTGGAAATCAAGCGGCGGGGCAAATTCCTCGCATTTCGCAAGACGGAGCACACGAAAATCTAATGAGGCTATTTTCGGAACAGCTCAGGGAAGCCGTGAATGCAAAGGTGGCGCTCTATCCTGGGCTTATAGTGAAGGTGAAGACGAAGGCGGGAAAACTGGTGACTCAGGGTCGGATTACAGATGTTGATCCTGATGTGGGTTTCGTTAGTGTTGCAAATGAGGGCGCAGGGGCTGATTTGAGAGTGGATGTGGACCCAGAGAAATATGTTATTTGGGTGATGTCTCCCTCGAACCATGATCCGAGACTTCCTCCAGAGACAACGCTTTATGTCAGGACTTCAAGACCAGGGGCTCATGCTTTTTCCAATGTGAAGATGTAGGAGGCGGCAGGGGTGCTTGAACCTAAAAGGTTGATGGATTGGGGTTTTGCGTTTCCATGCTCGTTTTGCGAGGAAATGTTTCTTCCTCCAAACAATCAATTCCCGAGGTGTGAGAAGAGTGATTGTGGAGGGCTTTTTAGTGGGAGGTCGTTTCCGAGGTACAAAGGGATGCTGACAAGGAGTGCCATAGCCACGAAATGTTTTCGCTGTGGAGAGCCGGCGAAAGAGGCCATTGTGGCAGAAAAAGATGGTGGCATGGTTGGGGTATGCAAGAGGCATCTCAACTCAACTATAAGCACGTCTTCTGATACTTTGGTTCCAGACAAGGAGCACGTTTGATGCTGGAGTTTTATCTCAAAGAAGCTCCCAATAACAAGCTGGCCTGGAAGCTAAAGGATGAGTGGTCAGAGAGGTTGGCTGCTTTCATCCTGGCTCTTCCTCAAGAGGTGGCCAAGGATGTTCGCCTTGATGTCATGAAGCTGGCCCCTACTGATATTCCAAAATACCCCGACATGTTGAAAGTTGTTCAATTCCCAAAGCAGGGGGATTGGCAGCTTATGGGTATCATTCCACCAGGTTGGAATTATTCCCAGAGATTGAAAACTTCTGATGCACAGCGCACCATTTTAGAAATCCACCCCAAGATGAAGGGCGGAGAGGTCGTGTCCCAGGCAGCAGTTGTGTTGTCACGAAATAACCCATGGACGATGCAAACTCTCCCCTATGAACCAAACCGAAGAGAGGCAAGCATTCGGTCAAGGAGGGTGGACGAAAAGGCTGTGAAGGTTGTAGAAAAAGAGAGAGAAGCACAGAAGACTGTTATCATCCAAGAGCTAAGGTCGCTAGGGGTCCCTGTCAGGGCAAAAGGCAAGGTACTCTTACAGCGCCGAGTGAGTCGAGATATCGCTTTTGAGGTGCTTCGTAGGGAGAAAGGCATTGGCATGCCTGGCAAGGCGCATTGGAGGCCGGCTGTGAGGGCTGTTTATACGCAGCATTTCAAGAGTGCCATGGAGGAATTGGGCGTGTGGATGGCCGACCCCGAGAACGAAGCTTGGCGGGAAGACCGGAACCTGCCCATCGAGGCCGCATCTGTTATCAAGCGGGTGCAAGAATTTCAGGATAGAATCGTCCCAGGCGGGGCGTAAGCCTGGAGGAGAACATGGATTATAATCAGGTCAACGATGTGCTCAGTCGAGCGAACCAAGAATTTGAGCGGCGAGAGCTGGAAGACCTTCGGGCCTATGAAATCGAGGGAGAGCTGGAGATAGGTGATTCTCCAACCCAAGAATCTCTTGATCGCATCGAAGAGATGTGTGTCGGTACCGGGGGAACAGAGACTCCCTATTATTCACTAATGGGCGACTCCATCACGGGTGGAGATTCGGGTGTGGGCAATCTGGCCAGTGATGCCGAAGCATATTTGAGCTTCGTAGCAGAGGCTTCGGCTGGGATTGCTGCTCAGTGCAACGTTACAGATGACGAGGCATTGGAAGCCTTCGAGGATGTTGCTGGACAAATGGCTGAGGTGGGAGCTCTTCCCCCTATGCCGGATATTGAAACAGCAGGAGAAGAGGAGATCTCTCAATGGACTGGTGAGGCCAAGACTTCTGATCTCGTGGCGCGAGTCATTGAGTTTGTGAAGGCAGGCTAGGGTCAATGACCTCTTATACAATCGATGGGGAGTAGTCCATGGCAGGGGGTAGATCCGGCACCATTTTTATCGAGGATTTTGATGTTGGTCTTGTGACCACATTTGGGTCTGTATTGAAGACCATAGTCCTTGATGGTGAAGAGGTTCAGGATTACGCGGTCCAGATTCCAGGCGTAACAGGCCCCGATGAGTATGAAGGGCTCGTACCGGTCATTTTTCAAGAGCCCGAAGATGTTTTTCAGGTTGGTTATCTTCCCCATATTTCGATTTCTCGCAGTGCTATTACTCCTGCGATGCAGAGATGGCATCCAGGGGGCAGGGCTTATCAGGTTGCAGCCAAGGTCGCTCAGATGGTGGAAGGCCAAAATGGTCAAATAGGCCCGACGCTCAATGAGCTAAAGGGTTATGCGTTGCCTTTTGATATTACTTATGACTTGCATATGAGGGCCAGGTTGAGGCAACAGGCAAACAATATGCTCAGGTATCTTGGGCAGTATTATTGGGCTTATAGCAACTTGTACTTTACTGACAACGAAGGTGATGAAAGAGGTTATGTGGCTTACCAGGAGTCCATTGACAACCTGGATGAATTGGTGGATTTTTCAGATAGGACGCTAGGTTTCACCATGAGTTTGCGGATTGAGGGAGAGCTTGATTTCTCTGATCCAATTGTGGTGCCAACTATGCGAGCCGCAGGGATTAGCGTGGGACACCTTGTCTCGGGCACCCTGGGAGGTTGACGATGCAGTGGTGGTATTACAGGGGTCAAGTAACAACCCCCATAGACATTCCAGGCAAAGGGCCGACCGTTCTCCGACCCAGGGATAAGTTCCAAGCTCCCTTTGCGTCGGTGGCGCATTTGAGACGCTTGAAGAGAGTGGTCCAATGCAAGCCCCCAAAAGAATTGGATGAGGAGCGTGCAGTTGCACTTCCTGTTGTGATAGCATCCAAGGCTGAACCCAAGGCAGAGGTCGTTGAGACCGAAAAGATAGTGGCCGCCGTGGAAGAAGAGTCCACGAGCAAACCGAAGGCGATGGAGATGCAGGAGAAAGAGGCCACGGAGGAGAAGGAGAAGGAGAAGGAGAAGGAGACAAGGAGCAGGCGTAAAAAGAGCTAACCTTCACGACCCCCAGGGGGGGTAGGGAGATAGAACGATATGTGTGCAGAACGCTTGCACCCTGGTGTGTATGTGGAGGAGAAGCGCAGCGGGCTGGCTCCGATTCAGGGCGTTTCAACATCTAACATGGGCGTTGTTGGTTTCACGACAAGAGGCCCATCGGATGAAGCAACTCTGGTCACGAGCTACCCAAGCTTCGAGAGAACCTTCGGGACCTTCATTGCCGCCAGTCAAACTCCTACGCATGTCTTCGCATTCTTCGCCAATGGTGGAAGAAGAGCGTATGTCGTGCGTGTCACAGGTTCGGGGTCAACTAAGGCCACGGGCTACGTTACCAGCGATTGGTCAGAAGAGACGATTGCCACGGGTGATGGTTCGACTGTTTCCATGAATTCGGCAGCGCCGACTGTTGGGGAAACAGCTATCCAACATGATCCCATTGTTGCTGACTCGATTATTGTGAGTTTCAAGCAGACGCCCGGAGCAGCGGCGGCAGGCGGTGACGCAATTGACGCAACAGGCGCTCCTGCCTGTACTCTCACCGTTCCAGTGGGTGCGCCTTTTTATGCTGCGATGCTCACTTACGGGGCGAGTCTTGTCATTGCAGGGGCCACGACTCCGGCCAATAGTGGGACATTCCCAATCACGGCTGTGGACCCCATAAACAATATCATCACCTATACCAATGCAGGTGGGGTTTCGGAAGCTTTGGCTGGTACATGGGCCATTAGCGTTGTTGCAGAAGCCTCAGACCTCAATCCAGTTCCAGCGGGTGTTGTGACTGAGTTTGCGGGAAAACTTGGCCTGACAAGCGCCAATATGCCCATTATTCCAGGCTCAGTGACAATTACCAGTGTTACGGCTGTTGAGACATACCTGGACACTGGCAAAGATGGAATCCTTTACGAAGCGGGAGCCCCGTTGGTTCCAGCGGGTTTTGTGGACTACGAAACAGGGATGTTCTCCATTACTTTTGCCACAGCTCCTGTAAATGCAGCAGATGTCACCTACGATTACACCCCCCAAGGTCCAGATGAGACCGTTGCCGATGATGGAGTCGGCGGGTGGGATGCTCCAGCCACAGCGGGTGCAGTGGATTACACCACAGGTGTTTGGTCCATGACAGTGCCCTATGCTCCCGCCGATAGCGTTCCTATTTTGGTTGCTTATTCCCAGCAAGTCTGGCAATTCCAGCCTATTAGCGAGGGTGCTTGGGGAAATTACGTGCGCGTGGACGTGCGCGGTGATGCAGATTTTTATAGCAGGGCAACAGCAGCTTTCACTCGCTATGATGTCCTTGTTTATCTCTCGGAAGATGAGGGGACGACCTATGGCCTCGCAGAGACTTTCGAGAACATGTCCATGACCGACCCTACTGATACTCGGTACATTGCCGATATCATGAACAACGAGGGTGTGGGAAGTTCTTTGATTGATTTGGTAGAACCAGCAAGCGAGGACATTGGGCCACGGAATTTGAGCGGATTCCAAAAAACCAGGGCTGTGGGTGCTGGCAACGGCTCTCAGGCTCAGTTTGGCTCTTCAGGCGCAACTCCCACCATTCCAGCACCATTTGTTTGTGGAGCGCTGGAGACTCCAGTTCAGCCTGGATCAGTGACGATTAGTTACACTGACAGCGGCGGGGTGGCTCGAACCATTACTGACGATGGAAATGGAAGCCTTACAGGTGACGTTTTCAGTGGTGCATCGGCAGGATTCAACGAGATTGACTACACCACGGGCGAATTTGCTTTCGAGACTTCTGCTGATGGTGGTGGAACCTCTGGTGCAGTGGGTAACTTCACCCAAGCTGGCAACGCTTCAGTTCCCACAGTGGCTTATTACGTGACCCCAACAGACACAGAGACAGCGGACACCGCCGCAGGTGGCACTGATGGCGCGGCACTCACTCGAAGCGAGCTGACAGACCCAACCCTCAAGACCGCTCGCGAAGGGATGTACGCTCTTCTTTCGACAAATGAATTAATGAACCTCACTATTCCAGACGCAGCAGGTGATGTCACCATGAGTGTTGATCAGGTGACAGAAGCTGAAACGAATGAAAAGTGGTTCATCATTCTTGCGACTCCTCCAGGTTACACTCCGACACAGGCCAAGGATTGGCGCATCAACACCCTGGGGATTACCTCCAGTTATAGTGCGCTTTACTATCCTTATATCCAGGTAGCCGACCCCGTGACCGACCTCCCAGTCAGTATTCCCCCCGGTGGGCATATTGCAGGGATTTACGCTCGGACCGATTCGACAAAATCAGTGGGTAAGGCTCCTGCTGGGACAATTGATGGCAAGCTTTTGTTCGCTACAGGTTTGGAGCGAAAACTGGAATTTGCTGAAATTGATATTCTTCATCCCAACCAGGTCAATGCAATCATCAACACCCCTCAGACTGGGTTGGTTGTTTGGGGAGCAAGGTCACTAGAGAGGCCGCCTAGTGATTTTCGTTATCTTCATGTGAGGAGATTGTTTAACTTCCTCAAGGCCAGTATTTTCAATAGCACACACGGATTTGTTTTCGAGAATGTAGGGCCTCCTTTGTGGTCCAAAATTAGTTTGTCAGTCGAAAGTTTCTTGCTCACACAGTTTCAAC